AACTGTAGTTGATGGTGCAATTACTGCTGTTGCCTTAAACCAAGGTGGAACAGATTACTTAATTGGAGATACTTTAACAATCACAAATGCTAATGCAGGTGGTGTTGCTACATTGAACCTTGGATCATTGGTAACTGGAACTGGTGGATTCAGTAATGCAACTGCTGTTGCAACAACTGGTGGATCAGGAACAGGATTAACTCTTGATACTACAGTAGATGCATCTGGAGCACTCACAAACCTTACAGTGAACGCTGCAGGAACTGGTTATGCAAATGGTGAAACAATTACACTTACAAATCCTAATGCAGGTGGAGTAGCTACAACAGATACTCTTGTCGTTGGAACTGGTTATATTGACGGAACTGGACTTGCAACGACTGGTGGTGGGGGAAGCGGTTTGACAGTTGATGTTACTACATCAGGTGGTCAAGTAACTGGAGTTACAGTGAACGCTGCAGGAACAGGATATGCTGTTGATGACACCATTACCATAACCAACCCTAATGGTGGTGGAGTACAAACACTAGGATCTATTGCTACTGCAGGAACAGGATATGCTGATGGAACTGGTATCGCAGTTGTTGGAGGAGGTGGAACTGGATTAACAGTTGATCTCACTACATCAGCAGGAGTAGTTACTGGTGTTGCAATCAATGCAGATGGATCTGGTTATGCAGCATCTGACGTTGTTACTATTGTAAATGCTAATGGATCAGGTGCTAAGACTCTTGGTTCTATTACAACAGCAGGAACTGGATACTCAGCAGGAACTGGAGTTGCAACAACTTCAGCTGGATCAGGAACTGGTCTAACAGTTGATACTACAGTTGATGAAAATGGAGCAATAACTGCTGTTACAATCAATGATGATGGATCTGGTTATGCAGCATCTGAAGTTATAACTATTGCAGGGGGTAGTGGAACTGCTCAATTTACTGTGTCAGAAATACATGGTAATGGTTGTACAATTCCTATATCTGCTGTATTTGGCAATGATGCAACCTTTGATGTTGCAAGTGTATTTGTTGATGGTTCTATTAACATTGCTACTGTATTCACAGATGCAACATTCTCACTCGCTGACATCACAGCGATGGAAGTCGGTGCAACTCTAACAGGAGCAACTAGTGGAACTGTTGGAACTATTACTGCTATGGATAGCAGTTCTGTTACTGTTGATAATGTAGATGGATTCTTCAAAGTAGGAGAAACCGTTGGTGCTAATGATGTTACTAACTTGACTATTAATTCATTCGGATAATAACAAATGTCTGCTACTAGACCCTCAAGTAAAACTGAATTAAAAGACTATGCCCTTCGTAGATTAGGTTATCCTACGATTGACATAAACGTCGCTACTGAGCAGTTAGATGACTTAGTAGAAGAAGCTATTGATTACTACCAAGAATATCATTATAACGGAAGTTATAAAGCATTTCTTAGAATAGAAGTAACCGAAGCAATAAAAAATAATGCACAAGCATACTCTCAAGAAGGTTCTAGTGCATGGTATGGAATTAATAATTATGTTGATACTGCACCTGGCACATTAGGTATCAATCATGTATATACAAGTATTGGTGCATCTAGTATAGTACCAGGAAATATTTTTAATATTAAATATCAGATATTTTTGAATGACATCTATGCTATGACGCATGGACATATTTTACACTACTTCTTAACCTCACAATATCTTGAAACTCTTGATTGGATTACTAACTCACAGGCAAATCGTAGAGTAAAATGGAACGAACATCAAGGTAGATTATATCTTGATATGGATTGGAGTGACTTTGAAGTTGGTGACTACATACTAGTAGACTGCACAATGAGGCAAGATCCAGATACATATACAGGAATGTATAATGATAACTGGTTAAAGGATTACGTTGAAGCACTATTCCAACAACAGTGGGGTAGGAACTTAAGTAAGTATGATGGGATTCAAATGCTAGGTGGTGTTACCTTAAATGGTAGACAGATCCTAGAAGATGGATCAACTTTCAAATCAGATCTTGAAAAAGAACTTCGTGATCGTTACGAAATTCCACCTATGGATATAGTGGGGTAATTAAATGGCTATCTCAAACACACCTGCACAAGATTACGTACAGTCTGATTATTCTCATAGTGCACGTTTTAAAGCAAACGGTTCTGCACAAGAGCAAAAGTTCATTGAAAACCTAGTAGTAGAAAGCATTGAAATCTATGGTCAAGACATATATTATGTTCCGAGGACTATTGTCAACCGCGACACAGTTTTCGGAGAAGATTCTGACGGAAAGTTTGAATCAGCTAAACCAATCAGAGCCTACGTCAATAATGTCGAAGGATGGGAAGGACAAGGTGAGTTACTTACAAAATTTGGAATACGTATCGAAGATAAGACGACGTTTATATTCTCCCGTGAAAAGTTTAAAGAAAAAGTGGACGACTCTACAACACTTAATGTCGAAGGACGACCAAACGAAGGGGATCTAATATGGTTTCCTATAACTAAACATTTATTTGAAATACAATTTGTAGAAGTAGAAAGACCATTCTATCAGTTAGGTAGAAACTTTGTATGGGAATGTCAGTGTGAACTCTTCGAGTACAGTGACGAAGCGATTGATACAGGCATTGCAGAACTAGATGCTATCGAAACTGCATTTGCAAATGCTATTACAGTAGGTCTTGCTACTGGTGGTAGCGGTGACTTTACAGCAGGTGAGACTGTTACAGGTGGTTCATCTAATGTAACTGCTGAAGTTAAGTCTTGGGATTCTGCTACTAGAACTCTTATTGTTATAAATCGTTCTGGAACATTTACTGTTCCCGAAACCATTACTGGTGGAACATCTAGTGCGTCTTGGACAACCGCATCTTATAATACTATAGATAATAAGAACATCGAGTACGATCAAAACATGGAGTTTGAGACTGCTGATGATGATATTATTGACTTCTCCGAATCTAATCCATTTGGAACTGTTGGAAACACTACTGACTTGACAATCTAATGCTAGGAACATACGCTTACCACGAAATATTCAGAAAGACCATTGTTGGTTTTGGAACTCTCTTCAATAATATTGAATTGAGAAGACAGAATGAGGTTATGAAAGTTCCTCTTGCATATGGTCCTAAACAAAAATTCTTAGCACGTTTAGATCAAAACCCTGATCCTACAAATAAAAGAGTACAAATAACATTACCTAGAATTTCTTTTGAAATTGCAGGTATGAGTTACGATCCTACAAGAAAAGTATCTCCTACTCAAAAGATAAAGATATCAAAAGACGTAGATGAAAATTATAATACTTACATGCCAGTTCCATATAATTTAGATTTTGAACTAGCAATTATTTCTAAGAACCAAGATGATGGTCTACAAATTTTAGAACAGGTATTACCTATATTCCAACCTCATTATAATCTACCAGTCAAGTTATTGTCTGCAATGAAAGAGATAAAGGATGTTCCTGTAGTTCTACAATCTATAGACTATGAAGATGATTATGAGTCAGACTTTACTTCTCGTAGAGCAATCATCTATACACTAAGGTTTACTGCAAAAACATATCTATACGGTCCTGTTACAGAACACAAGATCGTCAGAAAGGCAAAAGTCGATTACTATTCATCTACAAATACAACTACAGCACCAAGACAGGTTCGTTATACTACTACACCAGAGGCATGGACTGATAAGGATGGAACTGTAGTAACTACCTTGTCTGCTAATATTACTGCTGCAACTACTAACATTCCAGTTGCAAGTGCAACAGGTGTTGCTAAGTGGGATGATCTTTATATTGGTAGTGAGCAGATGAAAGTTACTGGCATAACAGGTAATACTGTTCATGTACAAAGAGGTCGAAATGGAACTGTAGCAGCAACTGCAGTAGGTGGAGCAAACGTATTTAAACTTGATGCAGCTGATGACGCATTAGTCACTGCTGATGATGATTTTGGTTTCAATGAAACTACATCATTCTTCCAAGACATGAAGAAATACAACCCTGTGAGTGGTCAAGATGAATCCATTTGAAGGACTAGATAAGACTTTCGGAACTGAACCTTCCGAACTTAAAAAACATGTAGAAAAGGTAAAACCATCACTAAAGAAAAGTGAGCAAGAGGACATAGTAAAAGACTATGAAGCATCTCGTGCTCAACTACATAACTTAGTGATGAAAGGACAGGAGGCAGTCGATGGAATACTTGACGTGGCAAGAGCGTCAGATCATCCTAGAGCTTATGAAGTGGCAGGTCAACTTATTAAAAATGTAGGTGATGTTGCTGATAAGTTAATTGATCTTCAATTAAAAATAAAAGAATTAGATAAAGAGGAGAAGAAAGGACCTACGAATGTTACTAATGCCATGTTTGTAGGTAGCACATCGGATCTTCAAAAAATGTTAAAGGCACAAAAGAACATAAATAAAGATACTGAAACAACATAGACACGACAATGACAGTACTTAATGTATTAAGCACTAACACTATAGCAGCAGGAGCAACTGAATATCAGGTGATCCAGACTGGATTCTATAGAGTTGGTTCCACTGCAGGTGCAGCAACTGTAACCTTTGGTAGTGGTCCTGCAATCACACTTGTGCAGAATGAGTTCATTCTTGTAAAAGGTGGTAAGCCAGGTCAAGCACAAATTATAAAGGCAGTCTCAGATTCTACTGGAGATTACTTTGTTGGACAACATCTACAAGATAGTTCTGCCAACCATCCATTCTCTGTAGGAGATTTTATCGCTGTTGTAGATAACGGTACTAGTCCTTCCATAGACAGTAACTTCTTATCAGCAGGAACGGCAGGTAAAAAAATAACTGCTGCAAATAATGTTAATATGTTAAGCACAGATATTGATTCATCAAGTGCGTCTGCTGATTATACATATTCATCAGGCAATAAAGCACTAGTTCAACGCTGCGTAAAAATCGCTGCTGCTACCAGTGCGGTTATCGTAGAAGAAGTGCAAGTAGTTGGTGGGTAATGGAAACCTGTAAAAAGGGACAATACTATTGTAACACTGATAAAAAGTGTAAACCTATTCCTGATGGACATACAGTTCGTGAAGATGGGTTTCTAGTGAAAGAGGCGAAGAAGTACTACGGTGGTAAGAACACTAAACCTAAAGGGTTTGGAACTGACCAACGAGGACCTATCAATCAAGAAGCGGAACGTATTGTTCGTGGTATGAAAGCGAAGAGTGCAGGTCGTTTTAAAAAATTATATGGGAAACGTGATAAGGAAGTAATGTATGCTACCGCTAACAAGTTGGCACAAAAAGAACAATTAAAAGTTATGTATTATCAGGATTTCATCAAATTAGTAGAAGGTAATCCTACAACACGTATGTTAACTAAGTCTAAGACAAAACAGACTGGTAATATAAGTGCTGATAGGGGATCTGATGAAAAAGCGAATCGAGCTAAACGTAAAGGTCTCGAAAAAGATTTAAAGAAAAAAGGCATTGGTTACAAAAAAGGTGTAGGAGAGTATAAATACAAATCCGATGATGGCAAAGAAGGTACAGGTCGTGAGGTTACATACCAAACAAGTCCTGGCAAAGGAATGTCAAAACGTAGATTCGGAAAAGTAATGCGTCGTTTAGGACGCAAGCATGGTCAAGAGTCAGTCATTACAAAAGACAAAGACAAACCTGCAAGACTACACGATACACAAAGTAAAAAACCAGGCAAATCTGCAAATCTAGGGAAATCCAATCCAGGTAAAAATCCAAAGGGCGAAGGCGAGACATCAGGAACCAAAATTAGAAGTGGAAAATTACCAAAAACAAACAAAAAAGCGTATCACTACAATTAAGAACGCTATAGAAGACCTACAAAAAGAACATGATGAAGGCTGTTGTAAGCAACCGTCTTCAAAGCAAAACAACAAAACCATTTAGGTATTTTTGCTTATAAATAATTGTGTAATGGAGTTGAAACTATCATGTCCCACTACACGGTTGGTTACCATAATAACCTAAATCAGCATTTTGAAATATGCGAGTACGCCGATACCGCATATGACGCAATAGAACACAGTAAAGAGGATGTCTCGTATCTACACGAGCATCCTTCTTTTATTGATTATTGCAAACAAATTCCAATCCGAACAGAGGTAGATAACGTCTTCCTTTCTAGGGCATGTGGAATACCAATGGGGTGTTAACTATGAAAAATTTACCAATAACATCCTCGTTAATTATCTTTGTAACTATAGGCACAGCACTATGGTTTTATCCCCAATACGCTTGGGCACATCCTATATTAGTATGAAAAAATTTAATACATGGGTCTTGGATACTACAATCTATATCCTTGACTTTCTCTACAGAGGTAGAGACTTCCAGAGGTTCTGGGTTCTAGAGGTGATAGCAAGAGCACCTTACTTTTCATTTATCAGTGTGTTACATTTTCGTGAATCATTAGGACTTAGAGGAGAAGAACACATATACTTAATGAAGGAGCACTTCTATCAAGCATTAAATGAGACCGAGCATCTGGAGGAAATGGAGACTAGGGAGGGCAATAAGTACTGGATTGATCGGTTCTTTGCCAAGCACCTTGTTCTGGTTTATTATTGGATCATGGTTGGGTATTATCTCATTGATCCTGTTAACGCTTATGACATCAACATGAAGATAGAGAAACATGCATACGAGACATATACAAAATATAGTGCATGGCATCCAGAAGATAAGAAGATAGCAGAGATAGCAGAAGACGAATTGAAGCATGCAAAAGAACTACACCACGCAATGTCAATGATATGATCGTCTGGAGTATTGTATGGATGATTGCAATACTTGTCATTTGTGTGAGTGTTGTGATATACTACATATTAAGATTCGATCATTTCTGGCCAAATGAATAAGATTTTCATTACATGTATTGTTGGTGCAATAGCATGGTGTGCTGCAGCATCAGCAGGAACTCTTATTGATATTGATCGTGAACAATTTTATGATGATCTTTGGGAAGGATATAGAAAGGCAGTCATAGAAAAAAATATGGAAAATGCCACCCCTGTTGAAGATTCTATAAATAGTGCACTAGAGGATTTTTGGGAGCAAGAACATGGGAGCAATGGTTCCACCAAGTCGGAAGAGTTGTTACAACTTCCGAGTAGTGTCGATTGATAGAGTTGTTGATGGTGATACCATTGATGTTTCAATAGACTTAGGATTTGATCTTATTAAAAAAGAAAGAGTACGCGTAGCAGGTGTTGATACTCCTGAGAAGAGAACTAGAGACTTAGAAGAAAAAGCATTAGGTATTGATGCTACTAACTGGATGAAGAAAAACTTAGAGGAAACTTTAGATGGAGATGAGGAACTTACTATCAGAACCGAACTCGTCGGTGGCATGGGTAAGTATGGTAGGCTTCTTGGTTGGTTATATGTCGGGGATGATGATGTATCACTTAATGAAAAAATGATTGATGAAGGATATGCATGGGCATATGATGGTGGTACAAAACAGAAAAATTTTGAAGAGTTGAGAGAGATAAGAAGATCAAAAGGAACTTTACTTGAGGGATAATGGCACAACAGGAAGTATACTTAGGTAATCCTAATCTTAAAAAAGCAAACGTTTCTCAGAATTTTACTAAGAAACAAGTTGCTGAGTATTTGAAATGTGTAGAAGATCCTATCTACTTTATTAGAACATATATTAAAATCGTTTCACTAGACGAGGGTATCATACCATTTAAGATGTATGATTTCCAAGAGAGTATGGTAGGTAAGTTTCATAAACATAGATTTAATATTGCTAAGTTACCTCGTCAGTCTGGTAAATCAACAATCGTTACAGCATATCTATTATGGTATGTGCTATTCAATGATAATGTAAATGTCGCAATCCTCGCAAACAAAGCCCCAACTGCAAGAGAAATGTTGGGACGCTTACAATTATCTTACGAGAATCTTCCTAGATGGTTGCAACAAGGTATCTTGGGGTGGAACAAAGGAAGCTTGGAGTTGGAGAACGGAAGTAAGATCCTCGCTTCAAGTACTAGTGCTTCTGCTGTTCGCGGTATGTCCTTTAACATTATATTTCTGGACGAGTTCGCGTTCGTTCCGAATCATATTGCTGAACAGTTCTTTGCTAGTGTGTATCCTACTATATCTTCTGGTAAAAAAACAAAAGTTATTATTATTTCTACACCTCATGGGATGAACCAATACTATAAGTTATGGCACGATGCTGAACGTGGTGCTAATAACTATGTTGCAACTGAGGTTCATTGGTCTCAAGTACCTGGCAGAGATGCTAAATGGAAACAACAAACTATTGAGAATACATCTGAAGCACAGTTCAGAGTTGAGTTTGACTGTGAGTTCTTAGGATCTGTTGATACTCTTATATCTCCTAGTAAATTAGGTGCTATGCCATATGATGATCCTATTAAACAAAACAGAGGTCTAGCAATATATGAAGAAAGAATAGAAGATCATAATTATATTGTAACTGTTGATGTATCTCGTGGTATTGGTGGTGACTACTCAGCATTCTGTGTTGTAGATACTACAACCATACCTTACAAATTAGTTGCTAGATATAAAAACAATGAAATAAAACCAATAGTCTTACCTAATATTATTGTTGATGTATGTAAACATTATAATAATGCATACGTTCTATGTGAGGTAAATGATATAGGTGGACAGGTAGCAGACATCATTCAATATGATTTGGAATATGAGAATCTATTAATGGCTGCTATGCGTGGTAGAGCAGGTCAACAACTAGGACAAGGTTTCTCTGGTAAGAAAACACAACTTGGTGTGAAGATGAGTACTGCAGTTAAACAAGTTGGTTGTTCTAATCTTAAAGCATTAATAGAAGATGATAAATTATTAGTTACAGATTATGACACTATATCTGAACTGACTACCTTTATTCAAAAGGGTCAATCATTCCAAGCAGAAGATGGATGTCATGATGATCTTGCTATGTGTCTTGTTATTTTTGGATGGATGGCAATGCAAGAATACTTTAAAGAGATGCATGATAATGATGTTAGAGCAAGAATATATGCGGATCAAAGAGATGCTATAGAACAAGATATGGCTCCATTTGGATTTATTAATGACGGATTAGAAGATGATGTTATTGTTGATGCACAGGGAGAAAGATGGGAACTCGCGGAATATGGTGATGTTCAACACATGCTTGACTTTAGGTGACGTTTCAAAAATATAAATAATCTTAGACAACCGCTAATGGCATTCTAGGAGTATATAAACATGGCAGCGAATCAATCATCGCCAGGTGTAGTAGTACAAGAGAGAGATCTGACAACTGTCTCTACAGTATCAACTGCGAATATTGGTGTAATGGCAGCCCCCTTTGAGTTGGGACCTGTAGAAGAAATCGTTGAGGTCTCAAGTGAGAGACAATTAGCAGAACAGTTTGGTGAACCAAATGACTACAACTATGAGTATTGGTTTACTGCTGCACAGTATCTTGCATACGGAGGTACACTTAAGACAGTCCGTGTTGCATCCTCAACCTTAAAGAACGCAGTTGACACAGGAACTGCACCTTTAATTAAAAATTTACAAGATTACGAAACAACTTTTGAAACTGCAAACAACACATTTACATGGGTTGCAAGGACTGCAGGTGCTAAAGGTAATTCAATCGGTGTATTTGTAACAGACGCAGGTGCTGATCAAATCGCTGTTATTCCTGCTCCTGGTTCTGGTAACGACCCTGAGTTCGTTGCAGACGCTGCTATAAGTGCATCTTCTGGTGCTGCAGGTAAAGTATTCAAGTATTCCATAGTCTTAACAGTTGAGTCAGTTGTTGGTGATTTTACACCTGGTGCAACAACAACAATTAGCATTTCTGGTTCTAACGAAACAGTTAATGTTCTATCATATGACCCAACAAACCTTAAACTAGAAATCGGATTACCTGGTGGCGGTGTTACAGGTATTATTGCTGCAGGTCAGACAATTACTCAAGGAACAAATACTTGTGATATTGCAACAAACGGAATTGAAAGACGTTTGTATATTGCAAGTGATAAAGGAACTGTTGCTTTCGCTGCTGCTGACAGTATTCAAGATACAAACTCTACAGCATTCTCTATTACATCTGTAAGAAATGAGTATGCAGAGCGTGAGTATCTACCAGGCGTTAAGTGGATCAACGTTGCTCCACGTCCTGAGACTTCACAGTTTGCATCACAGAATGGTGGATTCAGAGATGAAATGCATGTTCTTGTGGTTGACATTGATGGTAAGATCACAGGTACTGTTGGTGCATTACTTGAGAGATTTACTGGTCTATCAAAAGCATCAGACGCTAAGACTTCTGTAGGAGAAACAAACTACTATCCAGAAGTTATTAAACAGCAATCACAATACATCTTCTGGGGTGAGCACGAATCTACAACATTCGCTGCTACTGGAACTGCTTCAGATGGTGTTTGGGGACAGAGTGCTCAAACACGTCAGTTCAACCTATTGCGTTCAGCAGCTGGTTCAACTGATTACCCTGCAGGTAGAACTACCGTGGGTTCTAAAAACAATTCCACTTACTACTACAGATTCATTAACGGTGCTGATTACGGTACTTCTGGTGGATCATATACAGTATCTAACACAGATGTTGCTACAGCATATCAGTTAGTCGAGGATCCTGAGTCACAGACCATTGACTTTATTCTCGCTGGTCCTTCTGGTCCTGATGACGCAAGTGCAATCGCTAAGATTACTTCACTAACAAATATTGTTGAAGAGCGTAGAGACTGTATGTTATTTGTATCACCAAGACGTGCAAACGTTGTGGGTGTAAGTAGTGGAACGACTGTTACCACAAATATAATCAACTTCTTTAAGCAACTACCAAGTAGTTCTTATATGGTATTTGATTCTGGATACAAATATATTTACGACAAGTATAACGACGTTTATAGATATATCCCTTGTAACGGTGACGTAGCAGGTCTATGTTTACAGACAACTGAGACATCAGAAGCATGGTTCTCACCTGCAGGATTCCAACGTGGTGTTTTAAGAAATGCTATTAAACTAGCATATACACCAACTAAAACTCAACGTGATAACTTATACGCTAACAGAGTTAACCCAGTAGTATCATTCCCAGGACAGGGTGTAGTACTATTCGGTGATAAGACTGCTCTTGGATTTGCCAGTGCATTTGACAGAATTAACATTCGTCGTTTGTTCTTGGTTGTTGAGAGAGTTATCTCTGGTGCTGCTAAGGCACAACTCTTTGAACAGAATGATGAGTCACAAAGATCACTCTTTGTTAACATCATCGAACCATATCTAAGAGATGTTCAAGGACGTAGAGGAGTTACAGACTTTATTGTTAAGTGTGATTCTTCTAACAATACTCCAGAGGCAGTTGACCGTGGTGAGTTTTATGCGGAGATATACTTGAAACCAACCCGTACAATCAATTACATCACTCTAACATTTGTTGCAACACGGACTGGTGTTAGTTTCGGTGAGGTCGCAAGCTAGACCTACGATTATAACTAAGACCCCTTCGGGGGTCTTTTTTTATGCTCGAAAATTTTAGTTTGTCTAAATACTACTGACGGAAATTCTTTATATCACCAATGGCAGAAAGAGGAACTATTGACGATTTTAAAGCGAAGGTCACCTCAGACTTCGCACGTCCTAATCTATTCCAAGTTGATCTAGCCTTCCCTAATGATATACTTCAAGGAGCTGACCTCATAGATCTTGGTAAGTTTACTGTGAGAGCAGCTAATTTGCCTTCATCTCAGGTTGGTGTAATTGAAGTTCCATTTAGAGGACGAGTGCTTAAGATCGCGGGAGACAGGACATTTGAACCTTGGACTATTACTGTTATGAATGACAGTGGGTTCAAAGTTAGAACCGCATTTGAATTGTGGGCAAGTAGCATTCAAGCTTACAATGAGAACTTTACTTCAGCAGCAGGTCTTGGTGACAAGTCTGATAGTACTGGTTACTTCGCTGATATGAAAGTTCATCAGTTAGCAAGAGATCTAAAAGCAGGGGATCAACCTAAGATACTTAAATCTTACAAGTTCTATAACGTATTCCCAAGTAATATCGCAGCGATAGATCTTGACTTTGGAAACAATGATGCAGTTGAAGAGTTCACTGTTGAGTTACAAGTCCAATACTGGATGCCAGAATCGAGCCAGGACTAACCTCCTAAATATAACAGGAACAATCATTAAAATATAATGGCACAACAGCTCTTCGGTTTTTCACTAGAGAGAGCAAAGAAGGTTCCCAAGGGACCTTCTTTTGTTCAAAAGGATAGTTTAGATGGATCACAACCTGTAGTGGGTGGTGGTTACTATGGCTATTCTGTTGACTTTGATGGACAAATCCGTAATGAATATGAACTCATCACTCGTTATAGAGAGATGGTTCTACAACCAGAATGTGATAGTGCAGTTGACGATGTAGTTAACGAAACTATCTGTGGTAACTTTGACGACGTACCTGTAGAATTAGAACTATCTAATCTTAAGGTATCCGAAAAAATTAAAAAACTAATGAGAGAAGAGTTCCAAGAGATTCTTCGTTTATTAGATTTTGATAATAGATCCTATGAGATCTTCCGTAGATGGTATGTCGATGGAAGATTGTTCTATCATAAGGTTATAGATCCTAAAAAACCACGTAACGGTTTAGTCGAATTAAGATACATCGACCCTAGAAAGATTCGTAAGGTTACTGAATACGAGCAGAAGAAACCTGGCGAATTGAGAAATGCAGACCTTAATACTCAGTTGACTCAGAAGAGTGCTGAGTATTTTCTGTACAATCCAAAGGGACTTAGAAATTCTACTAATCAAGGACTGAAAATTGCACCAGATTCAATTACATATTGTCACTCTGGTATTCAAGACCTTAATAAAAACATGGTCTTGTCACACTTACATAAAGCAATCAAGGCAGTTAATCAACTGCGAATGATTGAAGATAGTCTTGTAATCTATCGTTTATCAAGAGCACCAGAACGTAGAATATTCTATATCGACGTTGGTAACTTACCTAAGAACAAAGCGGAGCAATACCTTCGTGAAGTTATGGGTAGGTATAGAAACAAACTTGTATACGATGCAAACACAGGAGAGATAAAAGATGACAAGAAATTCATGTCAATGCTCGAAGACTTCTGGTTACCCAGAAGAGAAGGGGGACGAGGTACTGAAATCTCTACGTTGCCAGGTGGACAAAATCTTGGAGAACTTGAGGATGTCAAGTACTTCCAAAAGAAACTTTACAAATCGCTCAACGTTCCGAACTCAAGGTTAGAGACTGAGACTACATTTAACATAGGACGTGCTGCTGAAATCACACGTGACGAAGTTAAATTCCAAAAGTTTGTCGCACGTCTACGTAAACGTTTCGGTGAACTATTCACAGACCTTCTTAAAACACAACTCATTCTTAAGGGAATCATCTCTATTGAAGAATGGGAAGTGATGAAAGAGCACATTCAGTTTGACTACATTGCTGACAATTACTTTACAGAACTCAAAGAGATTGAAATCCGCAATGAAAGAATGAATGAAGTTAATCAAATGGATCCTTACGTTGGTAAGTACTTCTCGATTGAACACATTCGTCGTCAAATATTGAAACAAACTGATGTCGAGATAAAAGAGATCGACAAACAGATTGAAGCTGAAACGGAAGCAGGTTTAATCCTGTCTCCAGAAGACCAGATGGCAGCAGAGATGGGCATGATGCCAGGCGAAGAAGGAGGAGCACCTGCAGAAGGAGGAGCACCCCAAGACCCAAAGTCCGTAATTGATCCTGCGGATCAGAAGCGGGGAGAGTTCTAAATACTAAATATATAATGTAGGTAACTATTATTATGCCAAGCGAAATAGCACAAGGAATCGTCGATCATATATTTGGCGATGAAAAAGCAAAAGCGGTAGATGCATTTAACGATGCAATGGCTGCTACAGCTTATGATGCAATACAAGCTCAGAAAAAAGAGTTTGCACAAAAAATGGGTTTTGAACTAGATCAAACTGCACAATCTGCAGCTGATGAACTAGAAGATAAGTTAGTAGATGACGGATCTGGTGAAACTAAGGTTGAACCTGTCTTACCTGACAGACTACCACATGAACCACCTGTTGATGCTACACCTGCATCTGTAGAAGAACCAATAGAGGAACCAAAAAATGAGACTGATAGCTGAAGAGATCACTCAAGTTGATTTCCTAACTGAGGAAAAGAACGGAAAGAAGTCACACTTCATAGAAGGTATTTTCTTACAATCAGAGATCACTAATAAGAATGGAAGGATGTATCCTTTCAAAACACTTCAGAGAGAAGTCGCTAAGTACGAAGAGTCACAGATCAGAAAAGGTCGTGCACTTGGAGAACTTGGACATCCAGATGGTCCTTCAATCAACCTAGATAGGGTATCCCATAAGATAGAATCTTTGAGAGAAGATGGAAATAATTTCGTCGGTAGAGCAAAGATACTTGACACACCTATGGGTAACATTGCATCATCACTACTAAGTGAAGGTGTAAAGTTAGGAGTTTCTTCAAGAGGAATGGGTTCTCTGAAGAAAGAATCTAATTGCAACATAGTCCAAGATGACTTTATGCTTGCAACTGCTGCTGATATAGTAGCAGATCCTTCAGCACCAGACGCATTTGTGAATGGTATCATGGAAGGAAAAGAATGGGTATGGGACAATGGAGTTATTAAAGAAGCAAGAATAGCGGAAATTAAGAACGAAATTGATCATGCAACCCTTATAAATCTACAGGAAAAGAAGCTTTCCGCATTCGAGAAGTTTCTTAAGAGTCTGTGATTTATAAATAAAACTGTATATAACGCTAATGTAATCGGAGTTAAACAATGTCTGAGACCTCTAATAAAGAGTTAGATAACATGGAGCAAGTGAAAGAAGACGCAGCAACTGGAACAGCAGCTATCACTAAAGGTGCGACTTCTGGAGAAAAGATTGATACTTCTCAAGGTAAGTACACTGATATCGGTGGTTCTGATAGTAAATCATCAGAAGGTGCTAAGGGAACTGAAAATCTAGGAAGCAAAGCTGCAGCCCCTGTAGGAGTAGAAGGTGATAAGTCTATCAAGACTAAACCATCAGCTGCAGGAACATCTAACGTAAGTGCAGGTCTTAGTGGTAAGATCTTCGATGACGTGGAGAACAAAGATGAAGAAACAATCCAAGAACAAGAAACAGAGACAGCAGATGAAGCCAAGTACGACTTTACTGCGGATGTTGACGCTCTTGTCGGAGGTGAAGAACTATCAGAAGAGTTCAGAGACAAAGCAGTAACCATCTTTGAAGCCGCAGTCACCTCAAGAGTAAATGAGGAAACTAAAGCGTTAACTGAAGCATTTGAATCTACTCTGACTGAGGAAGTCGAGAAGATCAAAACAGAATTGGCTGAAAAAGTCGATGACTATCTATCTTATGCTGCTGAACAGTGGATCAAGGAAAATTCACTCGCTGTTGAGCACGGTATAAAGACTGAGATGGCAGAGTCATTCTTTAACGGTCTAAAAGGTCTCTTCGTAGAGCATAACTTTAATGTTCCCGAAGAAAAATACAATCTCCTAGACGGAATGTCAGGGGAACTTGATGAAATGGAGAAAAAACTCAATGAGCAAATCGACGCTAACGTATCTTTGAACAAGAGAATTGGCGAATTTGTTAAAATGGAAATCGTGAACGAATGTGCTGCAGGTCTCGCAGAGACACAAAAGGAGAAACTAGTTTCTCTTGCAGAGGGTGTTGAGTTTGAGAATGAAGAAGACTATCGCAAGAGAGTCGAAACAATTAAGGAATCATATTTCACTAGGAAGGCTGAAGTTGCTGCAGAATCTGCAAAAACTGAACCCACCGAAGAAAGTTCAGAACCCTTAGTTGAAAGTACAGCAAGCGGAACTATGTCGAAATACGTAGATGCAATCGCTCGTTGGTCCAAATAATTAATAAACTACTTAACAAGGAGACATAATGTCACTACAATCACTCCAAGAAAAGTGGGCACCCGTTCTAAATCACGAAGCTCTTCCAGGCATCGAGGATACTTACAAGAAAGGCGTAGTCGCACAACTTCTTGAGAACCAAGAAATAGCATTAAAAGAAGAGGGTAACGTTCTTAACGAAACTCTTCAGACAGTTGGAACAGGTGGATTCGGTGCAGGTGCAACTGCAACAGGTCCAGTCGCAGGTTTCGACCCAGTATTAATTTCATTGATCAGAAGATCAATGCCTATGTTGATCGCTTACGATATCGCAGGTGTTCAACCAATGACAGGTCCTACAGGACTTATCTTTGCAATGAGAACTGCTTACGGAGATGAGAGAAGTCCTGCTTCCTCAGACTTCAGAGAAGCATTCTTCAATGAGCCTAACGCAGGTTTCTCTGGTGCAGGTGGAACAGGTCTATCAAACTATGACCCAACAGCATCAGGTTCTGCAGTTAACGACGCTGAAGGAGCAAATCCAGGTGTTCTTAATGACTCATCACCAGGTACCTACGAGGTAACAGGCGATGCAACAGGCATGAACACAACTACTGCTGAAGCATTAGATGACTCAAGTGCATCTACAGCATTCAGAGAGATGGGTTTCTCAATCGAGAAAGTAACTGTTACAGCGAAATCTCGTGCTTTGAAAGCTGAGTACAGTATTGAGCTTGCTCAAGACTTGAAAGCAATTCATGGTCTAGATGCCGAGCAAGAGTTAAGCAACATTCTCTCAACAGAGATCCTTGCTGAAATCAACAGAGAAGTTGTTAGAACTATCTACACTAACGCTGTTGCAGGTGCTCAAAACAATACTGCTAACGCAGGTATCTTCGACCTTGACGTTGACTCAAATGGAAGATGGTCAGTTGAGAAGTTCAAAGGACTTCTATTCCAGATCGAACGAGATGCTAACGCTATCGGTCAGCAAACTCGTCGCGGGAAGGGCAACATCCTAATCTGTTCTGCAGATGTGGCTTCTGCTCTTGGTATGGCAGGTGTTCTAGATTACGCTCCTGCTCTTAATGGTAACAACGCATTAACAGGTGTAGACGATACTTCTTCTACTCTAGTTGGAACATTAAACGGACGCATTAAGGTCTATGTTGATCCTTACTCTGCTAACGTTGCTGACAAGCACTTCTATGTTTCTGGATACAAAGGTACTTCACCTTATGACGCAGGATTATTCTACTGCCCATACGTTCCATTACAGCAAGTCAGAGCAATCAACCCAAATACCTTCCAGCCCAAGATTGGCTTTAAGACAAGATACGGTATGGTTTCTAACCCATTCGCACAAGGTCTTACACAAGGTAGTGGTGCTCTTACAGCGAACACAAACAAGTACTACAGAAGAGTACAAGTTGCAAACATCATGTAATTCAAATTACATATTTCCAAAGAGACCTTCGGGTCTCTTTTTTATTGTTCATAAATAATTAAAAAGTTTAATGGCAAACTGGTATAAAGAACAGCTTACGAACAAGAACTTTTTGTCTCCAATAGGATTTGTATTTCTATTAGATAAGGCAAGGAAGACTTCTTTCCTATGTCAGAAAGCAAACCTACCTACAATGGTATTAGGTGATGTCAATATTCCTACAGCAGGTTTCGTTCCTATTCCTGTAGAAGGTAATATACAGTATCAAGATTTAAGTATTGAGTTTATAGTTGACGAAGATTTAAGAAATTATATGGAACTCCATAACTGGATGAGAGCATTAGGAACACCTCAAAGTCGTGGAGAAAGAAATCAATGGCAAGTACAATGGGAAGATCATCCTACAGAAGATGGTAGATTCTCAGATGCTACTCTACAGGTATTGAACAATAACAACCTTGCTAATTTTGATATAGTATTTAAGTCACTATTTCCTACATCATTAAGTTCTCTACCATTTGATGTCACATCTGGTGACAATAACTACCTAACTGCTACCGCAACATTTAGATACATATTATATGAAATCAGAAATGTCAACACCACCGACAGACGTTGATGCCCAAAATAAAGTTTGAAAAAACATTGCTTATCGGATCAGGTAAAATTACTTGGTATCAGAAGGCAGAAAGGTGGGTAAGAAGAAAATTTAAGAATCCTTTTACGCAGCATCTCCTATTAGGTATTATCAAATACTTGCAAACGCAATGGATTAATGCTAAGATATATAATACTATGAAGGATGTCGATGCAGACATTGAAAAAATCCAATCCCAATGGGAAAAAAATGACCAACAAACAAGACACAACATCGTGGAGACAGGAGTATTTGGAGATGAAGGCTGGTCTATCCAAATCACAAATCCGATTGTTGAAAGAGGGACCTCAGCAACTAGCACAGGCATGGTTACTGGGAGCGATGCATCAGGACTACGACAGGATGAAGGGGATCAAGAGGAATTACCCGAAAGAAAATAAAGGACAAATGCAATCCTCATTGAAGGAATATCTACAAAGTCAAAAAGATCAAGGCATTTAATTATGAATCTAGAGGCATTACAGGAACAGTGGAAATCTGATTCTGTTATTGATCCTGAGAAATATGGTGAGGAGTCTACTAGGATTCCTCAACTTCACTTGCGGTACATGGAAATATACAACACGTATGCCTTGATGAAGAAAGAAAGACAGAGTGAATATAGAAAGATGGTAAGGGAAAAATGGATATACTATAAAGGTAAAGCACCTGCACAAAAATATAAAGAACTTCCTTTTGACTTTAAACTTATGACTAAGGAGGAAGTCAATATGTTCATCGAGTCTGACGATGACATACAAAAATTACAATTAAAAATAGACTATATAGATCAAGTGCTCTTCTTTTTAGATGGTGTCTTGAAGCAAATTGGAAGTCGTAACTTTCAAATCAAAAATGCTATTGAGTGGGAGAGGTTTCAAAGTGGCATGTGATCTATGGATCTTACAATCCGAAAGAAGAATGAAGTATATTTAAAAGTTGACGCTGAACCATCTACCCATCAAGAACTAGCAGATTTTTTTACCTTTGAGGTTGACAATGCAAAGTATATGCAGAAGAACCGAAGGTATAAAGGTTGGGATGGGAAAGTAAGATTATATTCTCCTGCTACTGGGGAGATATACTGCGGTCTATATTCATATCTAATAGATTGGTGTCAGAAAAAGAAGTATTCATATCATACTGAAAAGCACGAACATTTTGGTCTCCCTTTGGAAGAGAACGATCTAATAACTCCTGAGGCTGTAACTGGCTTCGTTCGGGCACTTTCTCTTCCTGTAAAAGTACGCGATTACCAACTGAAAGCAATATACGAATGCCTGAGATACAACAGACGAGTCCTATTGTCGCCAACTGCCAGTGGGAAATCCTTGATGATCTATTCATTGGTTAGGTTTCATGTAAATGTTGATCGTCCAGTTCTTATTGTAGTTCCTACTACTTCTCTTGTAGAACAAATGTATAAAGACTTTGAGGAGTATGGATGGAAAGCATCAGCATACTGTCATAAGATATACGGTGGAGAAGAAAAATATACAGATAAACCAGTTGTAATTACTACTTGGCAATCCATATACAAGGAACCACGTAAATGGTTTGAACGCTTTGATGTTATTATAGGCGATGAAGCACATTTATTCAAGGCTAAATCTCTAACAAGATTAATGTCTAAGTTACATGACTGTAAGTATAGGTATGGTTTTACTGGGACACTGGATGGAACTAACGTAAATCAATTAGTATTAGAAGGTGTTTTTGGTAAATGTTCTAAAGTAACTAAGACTGAAACACTGATGAAGAAAGGACATCTTGCTCAGTTAAAAATAAAAATTTTATTGTTGAAACATGAAGAGAAACTATTTGAAGGATATCAAGATGAGATAGAGTACCTGACCGAACATGAAAACCGTAATAAATTTATCCGAAATCTAGCGTGTGACCTAGAAGGTAATACACTAGTGCTCTTTAATTACGTAGAAAAACATGGTCTACCTTTACATGAATTGATAAATAGCTATACAGATAAGTCTGTATACTTAGTTCATGGTGGTGTTGAGACAGAAGATAGAGAAGAGATTAGATGGTTGACTGAAAGGTCTAGCAATTCTATTATCGTTGCATCGTTAGGAACATTCTCTACTGGTATCAATATCAAAAACCTACACAATGTTATTTTTGCATCACCTTCTAAATCAAGAATACGTAACCTTCAGTCGATAGGTCGTGTATTGAGGAAGGGAGAGAATAAATCGAAAGCAACTCTTTATGATATAGCTGATGACATTTCTACGGATACAGGAAAGAACTATACTCTCCGACATCTGTATGAAAGGATCAAAATATATAATGAAGAGAACTTTAATTATGAAGTTGTAGAAATTACTATCTAACATGGCAATCAATTACGCAAAGCATGAAGAGGAGTTCTACGGAGTTTTCAAACTCGTGAGTGGAGAGGAAGTACTTGGTCGAGCAGTTTTAACAGAAGATCAAGGAGAGTCTCTAGTTTTTATTCAAGAACCAGTTTGTATACAATTCATAGACAAAGAAATAAATGAAAAGAAACTAGCACGTGCTATTGGGTTTTCCAAATGGCAACAGTTATCTGATGAAGATTTTTATATTATAAGAGAGAAAGATATTATTACTGTTTCATCTATGAATAAAGAAGTTATTTTCATGTATGAAGCATACGTCCACGGTGCCGACGGTTTTGGGAAACCTAGACCACAAATGAAAACAGACCTCAGTAAAACTTCTGGTTACGTAGGTAGGATTGATGAGGCAAGAAAGAAGTTTGAAAAGATCTTTAAAGACTCTACAGAATCCCCTTGAACCCTTACATGGTTATTGTAGTGGTATTTGACACCTTTGTCAAGCCCTGCTATAATAAATCTATTGTCGGAGGACAAATATGAGGAAGGCGAATCCCAAAAAGAAGCAGCACTACGTTGATAACGCTGAGTTTTTAAACCAGATTATCAAATATAAAAGAAAAGTCAAGGAAGCGGAAGAATCTGGCAAAGCCAAACCCCGCGTGAACAATTATATAGGAGGGTGTTTTTTAAAGATAGCTACCCACCTATCGTACAGACCGAACTTCATCAACTACATGTATAAAGATGACATGGTATGTGATGGGATAGAGAACTGTATCCAATACATTGATAACTTTGATCCAGAAAAATCTAGAAATCCTTTTGCCTATTTTACACAGATAGTTTACTATGCCTTCCTTCGTAGAATTGCCAAAGAGAAAAGACAGATGGATATAAAGGAAAAGATATTAGAGAAGTCTGGTTACGAACATGTATTCTCAGTTGACGGAGAAGCAAGTGCAGACTATAATCAAATTAAGTCTCGTGTGGAGATGAATACTAAACGATGAAGATATTATTAATAACTGATCAACACTTTGGTGTTCGTAATGACAACGTGTACTTTATAGAACATTATAAAAAATTCTATGGTCAAATAGTCATACCATTTATAGAAAAACTTGGTATCAAAGAGATTATTAATCTAGGTGACACGTTTGATAAACGTAGATCAATAAACTATATGTCTCTTGATGAAGCAAAGTCAATGTGGTTTGATCCTATTACAGAACTAGGATGTCATATGACTAGTCTAGTAGGTAACCATGACATATATTATAAGAATACACTTAGGATAAATGCTCCAACAGAACTATTAGGAGAGTACGAAAACTTTGATACAGTAGATAAACCAACTACTCTTAACTATGATGGGTTAGATATCCTTATGCTACCTTGGATATGTGAAGATAACTATGATAAAACTCTTAGAGTAATTACTGAGAGTGAAGCACCTGTGTGTATGGGTCATCTAGAACTCAATGGTTTTGAAGCACATCCTGGTCATGTAATGCAGACAGGAACTGACATGTATATATTCCAGAAATTTAAAAAGGTATTTTCTGGACACTATCATACTAAATCTAATATGGATAATTGTTATTATCTTGGCAACCCTTACCAATTATACTGGAGTGATTATGGAGCAAGAAGAGGATTCCATGTCTTCGACACAGAAACTTTACGAACTACTTTTTACAGAAATCCCTTTGACACTTTTCATAAGTTGTATTATAATAATAAATTGGAGCCATTGGATGAGAAAAGTCTGGAAGGAACATTCGTCAAACTCATAGTAGAAGACAAAGGTGACTATGCTAGATTCGATTACAATGTGCGAAAACTTCAAGATATAGGTCTTGCAGATCTTAAAATTGTAGAAGACCTTAGTGTCAATCTTGAGGAAGGTGATGCTACCATAGAAACTGAAGACACTTTAACTTTACTTGATAACTACATAGATGAAATAGATATCAAAGTAAATAAAGATAATGTCAAATCAGTTATGAGATCACTTTACATGGAGGCAGCAGAACTATAGTGTTCGTATTGACAACTGGAAAAAAAGGTGGTGTATGGTCTGTTATGAATGACAAGAACAAAAAGACTGTACATTGTTTTGAAGAAAGAGAAGATGCTGAAAGGTATCTCTATCTTCTTGAAGCAGATGACGTTACAGACTTAACAGTCATGGAAGTTGATCCAGATATAGTTGCCCTAAACTGTGACAATTTTGGTTATAATTATACTATTGTCACTCCAGATGATTTTATAGTTCCCCCTAAAAAATGATTACATTTGAAACTTTGAAGTGGAAGAACTTTCTTTCCACAGGTGATCAGTGGATTGAGATGAACCTCAATACAACTACATCTACATTAATCGTAGGTGCAAATGGTGCAGGTAAATCTACTATGTTAGATGCATTGACATTTGCTTTGTTTAACAAACCGTTTAGGAAAATTTCTAAAGGTCAACTGGTAAATAGTATCAACGAAAAAGGAACTAAAGTCGAACTGACATTTACTATAGGGAGGGATGAGTACCGTGTATTCAGAGGAATTAAACCTACTACGTTCGAGGTTTATAGGAACAATAAGTCACTTGATCAGGATGCTGCAACTAAAGACATGCAGAAATACCTCGAACAAAGCATTCTCAAACTCAACTTCAAGTCCTTTACACAAGTCGTCATCTTGGGTTCATCCACATTTGTCCCCTTCATGCAACTCAAAGCACCTCACAGGAGAGAAGTTATCGAAGATCTACTCGACATCCAGATCTTCTCACAAATGAATCAACTCCTTAAGGATAGAGTTCGTGCTGCTAATATAAAAGATAAAGACTGCACACATATGGTAATGTTGGCAGAAGAGAAAGTAACATCACAAGAGAAGTTAATCGACTCATTGAAAGAAGTTAATGATGAATTAAAAGAAACTCAACTAAAGAAATTAAATACAAAGAACCTCCAGATCTTAGATATATGCAAGGACAAAGAGGAGATTGAAAAACAATTAGAAACATCAAAGGACGTATTAAAAGACTTTGATAGTCATAAGAAATCACTACAAGAGTTAAGGTCTACTGAATCTGATATCAAATCAGAACTAAGGAGAGTCACTAAAGAAACAAAATTCTTTAAGAACAATGATACATGCCCTACATGTACTCAGGTTATCAATCCAGATTTTAAAAAGGATAAGGTAGATATTCTAACAAAGGATGGTGTATCTCTTACAAAGAAAACAAACGAATTTAAAGAACAGATTTCTACTCTTGTAGAAACTATACAGGAACTAGAAACTATATCTGAAGAGGTATATCAACTTCGTAGTCAGGTATCATCTTATGATAGAGACATTATTCGTTTAGAAAAAGATGTACTTACTATTGAAAAGGAATTAGATAAGTTAGCACATGATACTCCTAACATTGATAAGGAGAATCATATACTAAAGTCTCTTGAATCAGATCTAGAAGATGTCAGAGACAAGTGTGGTAAGGTATCAGAAGAACTAGATGAGTTCAAAGTCGTTGCTAATTTACTGAGAGACTCTGGTATCAAAGCAAAAATTATTAGAAAGTATGTGCCTGTATTCAATACATTGATTAATAAATATCTGCACAGTATGGATACCTACTTTAACTTTACTCTTGATGAAGAGTTTAATGAAGTTATTAAGAGTAGGTTTAGAGATGAGTTTAGTTACTCATCATTCTCAGAAGGTGAGAAACAAAAGATTGACTTAGCACTTCTCTTTACTTGGAGAGAGGTAGCACGTATGAAGAACTCAGCAGCAACTAATCTGTTGATTCTTGATGAAGTATTTGATAGTTCTCTTGATGCTGCTGCAACAAATGATCTAATCAGTATACTTTTAAAACTAGGTGCTGACACAAATTTATTTGTGATATCACATAAAGGTGAAATTCTTATGGATAAATTCAAACGAACTTTATCCTTTGAAAAGATAAATGATTTTAGTAAAATGGTGGATGATGCTTAAAGTTTGGAAAATATGGAAGTACTCATTAGGATCTTTTAATGATGAAACAACGAAGGAATATGATAATGCTGTGGTCGTTGTTCGATCTGTTATCTGTGCTTGTTATCTCATTACTAATTGTTTTATTGTATCAGGGGTGATACGACATTGGAATGCCAATCAGAAAAGTGGCACACAAGTGGTCGCACCTGTTGACAGTTCCGCTATAATAAAGACATCTAAGGAACAGCAATGAACATCAATCAAGAAGTCAAAGGAACACTCGCTAGACTACTAGCAACAGAAAACCTTACAGTAGAGCATCGTAAGGTAAGCACAGCATACTTCGATACAGAGAAGCGTCTACTATGTCTTCCTATCTGGAAGAATGCTTCTAACACAGTATACGATCTTCTAGTAGGTCATGAGGTAGGACATGCATTATACACACCTAACGAAAGACCAGAGAATGTTAACAAGTCATTCCTTAATGTTCTAGAGGATGTAAGAATCGAGAAGTTGATGAGAGCAGCATATCCAGGTCTTAAGAAAACTTTCTTCAATGGATATGCAGAGTTATGGAAGGATGACTTCTTTGGTGTTGCTAACGAAGATGTAAATGAGATTGCTTTTATTGATCGTATCAATCTATTCTACAAAGGTTGCTATGACATGGAGTTCACTGATGAAGAGAGAGTATATGTAGAACGTGCAGGTGCAACAAAAACTTTTGATGAAGTTGTAGAACTAGCAATCGAACTATATGGTTTGATGGAAGAGAAAGATCTAGAGAAACTTGCATCATTACCTAACGAAGGAAATGACATGGACTTTGATCTAGATGACTTTGAATTGACTCCATCTCAATCAGACAATCAAGGTGAAGAGCAGAGAATTGACTCTAAGAAACCTGCTCAGTCAGACTCTAATCCAGAAGATGAGGGAGATGAAGATGAGCAAGATGCACCACTACCTTCTACTATGGGTGGAGATACAGGTACTGTTGAGACAGAAGCAAAAACAGATGCAGCATTTATAGAAGCATTAGATTCATTAATTGATGAGGATGCTAAAGAGTGGGTTTACTTAGACTTACCAAAGATCGACTTAGACAAATTCATCATACCTTCTAAGCAAATTACAGAGACACTATACTATCACTTCAACGGTAGAGCAATGTCTTCAAGCGACGAATATAACTGGTATATGGAGCAACTTAACTATGGAATCAAAAAGTATCTTGATTTCAAAAAGTCAGCATCTAAAACTGTAAACTATCTTGTAAAACAGTTTGAAATGAAGAAGTCTGCAGAGAACTACAAGAGACAGGCAACTTCTAAGACAGGTGTTATCAATACAAATGCACTTCACAAGTACAAGTTAACAGATGATATCTTTAAGAAAATCACTGTTGTTCCAGATGGTAAGAATCATGGTCTTGTAATGTATCTTGACTGGTCTGGTTCTATGTCTTGGACTATCCTTGATACACTTAAGCAAGTATACAATCTAGTTTGGTTCTGCAAAAAAGTAAACATTCCATTCAGAGTATACGGATTTGCTAGTGGTTTCAAAGGTGGTAGAGGTTACTACTATCATGGTAATGATCATACTCATCCATGCATGACACCAAAAGAAAATCAGTTAGCGATTGGTGATGATGTAGATTTACTAGAGTTCTTATCTTCTAGACAACGCACTAGAGATCTTGAAGAGTCAATGAAGTATCTCTTCCTACAGTGCCAAAGTTTCCATAACTCACAGTTAGGATATTGTCATGAGTATAGTTTAGGTGGAACTCCATTAGCAGAAGCACTATATGCTTCACGTCAAATTGTTGACAGACTAAAGAGAGAAGAGAAAGTATCTAAAGTAAATGTTATCTGTCTAACTGATGGCGAAGCACAACCAATGAACTTCACTGCTAAGTCAACTTATGAGCACAACGAAGGTCAGTGGTATGCAAAGAGTCTAGCAACTACTTATGGTAAAGTTTACTTCTTACGTGATAGAACAACTGGTTACACTAAGAAAATAGATACTTGCTCAAGTGCTACTACATCAGGTATCGTAGGTTTCCTTAGAGAAATTACTGATTACAACTGGGTAGGTATTCGTCTATGCAACAAAGGTGATGCAAATCGTATGTTCAGACAGTACGCTATGGCAGACTATGAGAAACTAGATAAGCAATGGAGAAAAGAAAGATGGGCATCTATCAAGAATGACTGTGGATTTACTGAAGCATTCTTTATGCCTGACAGAGGTAACGGAGAAGGAACTCAGGATATCGAAGTCAAGCAAAAGAGTGAGGTTGCTACTAAGGCAGAACTACAACGTGCATTCAAAAAGCACATGGGTTCTAAGATGACTAACAAGACAATCCTCAACGCATTCATCAATCAAATAGCATGAGTCTCTGGAAAAATTATCAGGAAGCGGTTTTTGAAACGTTTCCTGATTTGACATTTGAAAAACAACATGTTCACTGGATCAATGACAGGGGAGTAAACCTCACTGCTGACTTGTATTCTGGTAAACATTTTATTAAGTCTAGGCATGTTGATATATGGGATGACAAACTAAACATTCATAACAATGTAATCTATCCTAAGACAGGACATAACCTTCCCTGTTTTGGTATGGATCTCATGGGGTTCTTTGAAAAGAAAGTCATCATAGTATTTGACTTCCAACATCCTGTAGAAAAATATCTAATGTCTGTACCTGAGTTACCAAAAGCAGAAGGAACATATAGATTCTTTGAACCTGGTAATCATTTCTCTGAAAATATATTTGTTAGGTATTGCACTATGTCTGAGGTAGATGATTATCTTCCTGACTTTAAAAAATATCTATCGGTATATAAAAGTATGTTAGATGAAGCACAACCCACAGGAGAGGATACTAGTTGCTATAATGATTTTGATAAGTATATGATAAGACTTGACCCTATCTCAGGATATCTAGGTAGTGCCTTTGGTAAAGAAGAATCAGATAAACTAATCAAGGAGTTCTTTTTCAGTTATGCATAATATTAATCAGGACATAGCAGTTCTATTAGCATACTGTATGCAGGACTTTGAGGGTGTAGAACCATTAGAGTGTCCTATGCCAGAAGTTAAAAGGGAAGATCTTGTCATTAGAAATACAATGTACAAGACACCTAAACTTAGGAAGATACATTTAGAACTAGCAGAACTAAAAGGATTAAAGATATTACACTGTGTATTTTTTCCAGACCCTAATTATAATTTACCTATCTTTGGATGTGATATAGTTGCTAACGATAAGATTGTTAGTGCTGCTATTGTTGACGTATCACCAGTAAAAGGATTTGAAGAGTGGGATAAGATTAGAGATATTAGTAATGCTTTTGACTTTAGTGAGAAGAGACATATACCTGCATGGGGTGATGATGTATTTTCTCCTTATGCTAAGTTTATGCGTTTAAGTAATGACAAAGACATATCAAACTTCTATGTTCTTGTAGTAAACTACTTAAAAACATATTGTGATCTAGTAGATTCTGCTGAAAAGGATGACAACTGGATCATGACTATGCTAAGATATGATGACCAGATTCATTATTGTAAACAACAAAAAAAGAATGACAAAACACGTGCCATTCTTGTAAATTTATTTGATGAAACTTGGGCAAATAATTACATAGATAATGTACTATTTGACCTTCCTAGGATTAAATAGATTCCAGTTCTTATTGAAGATTACATCTATGTAAACCCATTTTGCATAGTGAACTCCACGATAACACAGCAGGGCAAAGACCTTCTCTGGATTATGAATTTCTGGATCGTATTCTGGAACATCTGGTATCTTCCAATTAATTTGTAACATTTGTCTTTACCTCCTGTAATATTTAGTGTTCGGAGATCCTAACAAAAAAGTTCAAGCAAGCACATTTTTATGAAAACTACCAAATGGTCTGCCTACATTCTATTACAATCTAATAGATTAACTAAAGTAGAATTTACAACCGAATCAAATTTAAGAGAAGATGCTGAACAACGTTGTAAAGCGATGTATGGAGTAAGTGATATCAGACAGCTTAAAAGAGAGTGGACAGTTTAATTAGTGTACCACGTGGCTTGCAAATGGTATCGTTTACTATTATAATAAATGTATAAATAAATGATTCCGATTACATCATGACTTTCCAACCAATCTTTACTAAAGACGATCTCCTTAACTTCTTTCAAGCAGGAGACATAGACACAGAACAAGTAAAAGCATTCGCTACAAAATACAATGTTCAGATTCAAAGTGTCACCAAGAGAATGAACAAACTTCCACAGTTCCAGAAACTAGGTCGTGGTCGTTGGAATCTTACTGCACAAGAGATTCATAAGGCATTTGTTGCACCTTCTGCACAACCTGCTGTTGAGACATCTTACATTCCTGATAAGGACAACACCTATGTTCCTTTCGGTAACTACAATAGTCTCAAGAAGATTATACAGTCTAAGATGTTCTATCCTGCGTTCATCACTGGTCTATCTGGTAACGGAAAGACTTTCTCTGTTGAGCAAGCATGTGCTGCTCTAGGACGTGAGTTGATCAGAGTCAACATTACTATCGAGACAGATGAAGATGATCTTATCGGTGGTTTCCGTCTTAACGATGGGTCAACTGTATGGCATAACGGTCCTGTTATTGAAGCACTCGAAAGAGGTGCAGTACTTCTCCTAGACGAGATCGACCTAGCATCTAACAAGATTCTATGTTTACAATCTATCCTTGAAGGTAAGGGTGTATTCCTTAAGAAAATTGGAAGATTTGTAAAACCTGCTGCAGGTTTCACGATTATAGCCACCGCTAATACAAAAGGAAAAGGTTCTGACGATGGTAGATTCATAGGAACTAATGTTCTTAACGAAGCATTCCTTGAGAGATTCCCTATCACTTTTGAGCAAGAGTATCCATCTGCATCTATTGAGAATAAGATTCTAGCAAATCAAGGATGTGATAAAGAGTTCGCAGACAACCTAGTCAAGTGGGCAAGTATCATCCGTAAGACATTCTTTGATGGTGGTGTTGATGAAGTGATTACAACACGTAGACTTGTTCACATTGTTCAAGCATTCAACATCTTCAACAACAGATTGACTGCTATCACTCATTGTGTTAACCGTTTCGATGATGACACTAAGCAATCATTCCTTGATCTTTATACTAAAGTTGACGCAGGGGAAGAAACAGAGTATAATGAAGGGGAATAATAACCCTTCATTATGAGGAAATACAATGAGGATGGATATCTAAAAGAGATTTCCGAATACATTGCTAATACATACCGAGGTCATTATTCTGTAGGAAACGTACAGACTCTTGACCTCATTGACTCTGTTGGTGATGCTGAAGCATTCTGTAGAAGTAATGTTCTAAAGTATGCATCACGTTATGATAGGAAAGGGACAGCAAGAAAGGACATTCTAAAGATTGTTCACTATGGTCTACTCCTCCTACACTTCAACGACAAACGCGAAAAAGCAAATCAAACTAATGCAGGAACTCCTTCTGCCTTTACTGTAGATTACGACAAATGATTATGATTACCAAACCCACTATTGAAATTCTAAAGAACTTTTGTTCTATCAACAAGTCTCTTGTTATTAAACCTGGCAATAGGTTAAGTACATTAAGTATCAATAAAAATATTCTTGCCTATGCTGATGTTGAGGAACAGTTTGATTCACAGATGTCTATCTATGATCTCTCAACATTTTTAGGTGGGTTATCTTTATTTGAGAAACCATCTATTGATACATCAAAAGATAATTATGTAACTGTTAGTGATGCTGCAGGACGTTCTAAAACTAGATTCTTCTATGCCGATCCTGATATTATTACACAACCTCCAGAAAAGGAAATTACTCTTCCTAGTCAGGATGTTAGTTTCCATCTTGATGCTAATGTTCTTCAGCAACTTCAACGTGCTGCTTCAGTATATCAACTACCAGACTTATGTCTTTATGGTGACAGTGAAGTAATGAACTTGACTGTATGTGATAAGAAGAATGATACATCAAACAGTTATTCAGTTGAAGTAGGATCTACAGATGCTGAGTTCTGCTATTGTTTTAGAGTTGAGAATTTAAAACTATTACCTGGTGCATATGATGTGTCAATAAGTAAAACTAACGTTGCACTCTTCCAAGGTAATGGGATAAAATATTTTATAGCACTAGAACCAAACACATGAACATCTTTGTGACTGACCCAGACCCCATTAAATCAGCACAAGTCTTACCAGACAAACACATAGTAAAGATGCCATTAGAGACATGTCAAATGCTTTCTATTGTTGCATCAGAGAAATGGGGTCATGGATTCGGTGTTCTACCTAAAGTAGATGGAGCACCATACAAAACAGATAAGGGTGCATTTCGTAATCACCCTTGTACTATCTGGGCACAGAATAACTTTCGTTGGTTGATAGAACATGGTCTTGCATTGTGTGCAGAATATACACACAGATATAACAAGACACATAGTTGTCAATACACCATAGAGTGTGCGGATATTATTTTCCCAGATTGCCCACCACCAACATCATTTGTATTTGCAGGTCCTGATCAATTCAAGTATGATACTAGCATTGACATCTTTACTGCATACAAAAGATATGTTGCATTTAAACCTTGGGTCGCCACTAATTACTTACGTGACCCATCTCGCAAACCAAATTGGGTATGAATGATTTTTTATGGGTGGAGAAATACAGACCAAAAAAGATTGAGCACTGTATTCTTCCATCAAATGTGAAAGAGACTTTTACTAGTTTCGTAAAGCAAGGAGAGATACCAAATCTCTTGTTGTCAGGAACAGCAGGAGTCGGTAAAACAACTATTGCAAAAGCATTATGCAATGAATTAGGAGCAGACTTCTATGTTATTAATGGGTCTGATGAGGGTAGATTCTTGGACACTGTACGCAATCAGGCAAAGACCTTTGCTGCTACTGTTTCTCTTACATCTGAATCTCGTCATAAAATTCTCATTATTGATGAAGCGGACAATACGACACCCGACGTACAATTACTCTTACGTGCCTCAATCGAGGAGTTCCAGAAAAACTGTCGGTTCATCTTCACGTGTAATTTTAAGAATAAAATAATTGAACCTCTACACTCTAGAACAACTGTTATTGATTTTAATGTTCGTGGAAAAACAAAACAAGAACTCGCTAGTAAATTCTTTGAACGGTGTCGTGGGATTCTTGTTGCAGAAGATATACAATACACTGATTCTGTGGTCGCTCAAGTCGTCCAGAAATACTTCCCAGACTTTAGAAGAACACTCAACGAATTACAGAGATACGCATCTACAGGAAAAATAGATACTGGTATCTTGGCAACCCTTGGTGATGCTAAGATAGATCCACTTGTAGCATCATTAAAGAACAAGAAATTTAATGATGTTAAGAAGTGGGTTCAACAAAATATAGATAACGATCCTATATCTATCATGCGTAAACTGTATGATAGTTTACCTACAACAGTAGATAGTCCTAGTGTTGCTGCAGCAGTTTTAATAATTGCTGAGTATCAATACAAGGCAGCATTTGTTGTAGACCAAGAGATAAACTTATTAGCTTGTCTTACTCAAATTATGTTGGAGTGTAACTTTAAATGACTAACAGATTTATGAAAAAACGTGAGAAGATCAGGGCACAAATGAAGTCCAGATTCTATTATTTGTTCTGGGGTGCTATGGCAGGTGCTGTTGTAGGTGGACAAATTTATGTTGGTACATCTTATCGTTTTATGGCAAAATCAATGAACAGATGGTTTGATGAAACTGTTCAGATATTGCAACAACCAATAAAACCTAGAACAATGGTTCCTATCCCAATGCCTACTCCAGATTACTATGACAATCCTATGATAATCAGATGAAAAAGATAGGAATATTTCCAACAAATATCTTTGAGTTTCAATTACATGATCTCCAACTTCGGGATGATGTCTATAGTTATATTGACACTCTTAAGATGAGTCGGTTTAACTTTCCACATAGAGTCATGAGTTCTCATGGTGATCTTCATAAACACGAAGAACTTAAACCATTGTATGATTGGTTTCATCAGTGTTTAGAAGAGGCAAGAGTAGCAGAAGGATTACAATGTGAAAGTTTAAAGATATCATTGTCATGGGCAAACTGGGCACCTAAACAATCTGGTGCAGGTCACCCAATGCATAGACATAACTATGCGTACTACTCTGCTGTATATTATCTTACAGAAGGATCACCTACAGTCTTTTTAGATCCTGTAGATATTAGAGGGTTAGATACTCTTGAAATATTACAGGGAGATAGAGAGAGTGTTCCTAATGAAAAAGAAATAGTTGCAGAACCTGGTAAACTAATTCTATTTCCTGGTTGGTTAAGACATTGTTCAGCACCACATCATCAGGACTTTAATAGATTTACTATATCATTCAACAGTCTTCCTGATGGTGCCATTAACGGTGGTCCTGGTGGAGTTCCAGTTGCAACCTTGAAAATATTATGATGAAAACTCCATTGCGTTATCCTGGTGGCAAATCTCGTGCCACAAAAAAGATAGCACAATTTCTTCCAGATCTTACAAAGTATAAATCATATCATGAACCATTCTTAGGAGGTGGGTCTGTTGCATTATACATTGCTCAAACTTATCCTCACCTAGACATCTGGGTGAATGATCTATATACACCATTAATAGAATTTTGGCAAACCCTAGCATCCAAAGGAGATGAACTCTACAATGAACTTATTCAACTTAAATACAGGCACTGTGAACCTGGGTCTGCTAAACAACTTTTTCTCGAAGCTAAAGAGTATCTCGATAGAGAAACCTCAACCACATTTGATCGCTCCGTTAGTTTTTATATTGTTAATAAGTGTAGCTTTAGTGGTCTCACAGAATCGTCCTCCTTCTCCCCTCAAGCCTCAGACAACAACTTCACAGTTAGAGGCATTGAAAAATTAAAATACTATAGGAGTATCATTGAAACTTGGAAAATCACCAACACGACGTACGAGGAACTATACACTGATAGTGTGGGCACTTTTACTTACCTTGACCCACCTTATGAAATCAGATCTTCATTGTACGGAAAGCGAGGTAGGATGCACAAAGGATTCGATCACGATAAATTCTATGAAAACTGTGATCACTCCTGTGGACACATGATGGTATCATATAATAGTTCTCAGTTAATTAAAGATAGATTTGTAGACTGGGATGCACAAGAGTACGATCACACCTACACTATGAGATCAGTAGGTGACTACATGAAAGATCAACAAGACAGAAAAGAATTACTTTTATTAAATTATGGCATACGATGATCGTTATCCTCTAAAGGATTATTTGAATAGTATTAATTACACTAAGGATTACCTCATGGAAGAGGATCCAGACTGGGAAAAGAATTACCCAACTTATGTTATTAATAAGTGTATGTCACATCATATGGATACTATTGTCTTTGCTAATGAAATGAATAGATATCCTAATTTAGATAAACGTTTGCAATATGATTTTTATATACATACTGTTAGACCCAAAAGAAGATTTTCTCCTTGGGCAAAGAAACAGCAAGTGAAAGATCTTGACCTTGTGAAAAAATACTATGGTTATAGTAGTGAAAAAGCAAATCAAGCCTTACGGATCTTAACTCCTGACCAACTTAACTACATTAGACAAAAACTGAGCAAGGGAGGCAAGAAATGAATGATGTGGATTGGACTAAAGATGATATGGTTGAAGTCACTCTTAAAGAACCAGATGACTTCTTAAAAATAAGAGAGACTCTTACTCGTATAGGTGTAGCATCTAGAAAAGAAAGAAAGTTATACCAGTCATGTCATATTCTTCATAAGAAAGGACAGTATTACATAGTACATTTCAAAGAGTTATTTGCATTAGACGGTAAGAAAGCAAATCTTTCAGAGAATGATTTACAACGCAGGAATAGAATTATTAAACTACTGTCTGATTGGGGACTAGTAGAGATTGTTAAGGTATCAGATGTGGTAGATGTAGCACCACTAAGTCAGATAAAGGTAATAGCATACAGGGAAAAGGGAGAGTGGATCCTTGAGTCCAAGTATAACATCGGTAAAAAGAGACAAGTATCAGAATGATATATAGAGTAGGTAAACTCTAAATCATGACAGAAGCAGTTAAAAAAGAAGAACCTAAGAAGAAAGGTATCCTAGGTAAGCTTAAAGAAGCAGCAGACGATAAAGAAGAGCAACTCGCTATTCTTTCTACATTCGTAAGATTGGCAGTGCTTGTGTGGTCCGCAGGGATCTTGACGTTAGCATATGTTAAATTGCCAGCTGCATTTAAAATACCAGAACAAAAACTGGATCCAACTTTCATAGCTTCGGTCTTTACTGGTACGCTAGCTACTTTTGGCGTACAAGCGGCTGGTAAGAAAAAGAATGGTGATAATGGTGGAGGAGCAAGCATATCTAAAAAAGATATGGAGTTCCTTATTGCTAAAGCATCAGAGACTGCACCTGCTCAAACTATAAGAATTGAGTCAGCACCTGTCAAAATCGTCCCTGATAAATAAGATCATGCAAAAAATTATTAATGTACTTGCTATTGCGTCTACTGTTGTATCTGCTACCGTTGTTGGTGGTGGTATATACGTATACCTCAATAGGGCATCCATCATTGATGGAGTTAAATCTAAAGTTATGGAATCAGTTATGCCATCTGTACCAGGTATTAATGGATTGGGTTCTGGAACTACACCAGAGGTAGGACTTCCTGAGTTACCTGTGGCAGATGTAGAAGTTCCTAGTTTTTAAGAGGTAATTATGAATAAATGGATAGGTATTAGTCTGGGAGGAATCTTAGGCATAACACATATAGGTATGATTGGTATGATTGCTACTCAGAAAGGTAGTAAATTACCTAAGATTGATATACCTCATGGTGACTATACTTCTTATGTTATCTCAGCAAGCGAAGAAGGATATAAAATAAGTTATTCAGCAAACGATCCCAAGACAGCATACATTACTAAAGATATTAAAGAGAAAGGTGGATTCCTAGGACTTGCAAATAATACTACTAAGGTTACAGAAGAGTACTTCATGGATGGTCAGATCAATCAGGGCGGTCCTGTATCTAACCATAGGTCTTGGATAGATATGCCACCTGGTCTAACAGGTGCACAGGCAGCTGCAATAGATGAGATCAGAAAAAGTGAAGCATGTATCGAAGCAGTCGGTGCAGCAAAAGGAACTGGGAGACTGGTTGGGACTAGCATTGGTGCTGCTGCTGCTCCTAGTCTTTCCTCTATTCCCTTTGTTGGTTGGGTTGCTGCAGGTTGGGTAGCAATGTTTGGTGGAGATCAAGGTGCAGATATAGGTGGTAACATGGCAGAAGATTTAAACAAGAACTGCTAATGCAGACTGTTGATAATTTTTTAAGTGCTGAAGAGTTCAATGATTTGGAGTCTCGCATACTAGGAGACCATATTGATTGGTATTGGAATGATGGTATTACTCATGAGGGTGATGGGTTATTCCAATTTACTCATACTATATTTGATGCACCTAAAGATCAGAAGAGTCCTTTGTTCTATCATTGCAAATCAGTATTAAATAAACTAGGTGGTGCTGTCTATAGAATAAAAGCAAACCTAACTATTAAAACTGAATCACATACATACACTGGTTATCATACAGATTTTACTGAAGAGGAATTTGTAGGACAGACTGGTGTTTTTTATATGAATACTAACAATGGATGGACTGAGTTTAAATCTGGTATAAAGGTAAATAGTATTGCAAACCGCATGTTAATATTTGATTCTAAGTACGAACATGTAGGTGTAACATCTACTGACAGTAATCGTAGAGTCGTTCTAAATTTTAATTTTAAGTAATGGATTTTCAAAAAATAACTACAGGAGTAACAGCAGCAGCAGTTGTAGGAACTGGTGCAGTAGTTGGTGGTGGTCAAATTATTGACAATATGAATGACGGTCCTGCCAGAAGACAAGAAGCACAATTAGAAGAGATAAGAAAAGTTATCAGAGAAGAGATTTATATACAACTAGTAGAGAACTGGCCAAAGACTTCAGGTCCTGTGAAAGGTTATCAAGTTAATCCTATACCTAAGAAGTAGGTTTTCTAGGAGGCAATCCTTTTTTCTTACGATACTCATCCGTTATAATATCTTGACGAGTGGGTTTCGTAACTTTTTTGCCAAATTTTTTCTTTACGAAGTCTGTTGCTTTTTTAATTATAGGTTTTATTACTCTTAATAATAATGGTGTTGCAGCTGCAGACGCAGTTGCAATTACTGCTATTGCTGCTGTTGTGCTGACTTGACCTGCATTAGGTACAAACTGTTCTACTGTTGGAACAGGTTCCCAGATAGTCTCACAGATCAATCCATCAGGTGTTAGTTTATATTCCTTTACTTGCTCATCACCCTTCTGATTCCTGTCACCTATACGTCTAGCATTCTTAGGAGGACACTCTACTTCTTTCTTATTATCGCCAGGTGTTTTTGGTGGTTCAACATCTGGTGAAGGAGGTGTTAAAGGTTCACCTGTATCAATACCCTCTGCCTCTTCTGGTTCAACGTATACTGTTTGCCAAGACAATTCTCTAGCATCATACTCAGGTGGTTCATAGTATGGCATACCACCATCACATAACACTACGTTCTGTTTAGGATCATCATTTACTAGTTGTTTATTTTTATTAGCAGGATCCTTTGCGTTCTCTTTATTGACTTTTACACAACCTGGCATGTTTACAATAGGAGTTCCTATCAATGTTGTTACTGGAACTTCTATTGGTAAAGCACTGTACGGTGAGTAGACCCAATTATGTTGAATGGGTCTAACACCTATGTAATTATTTCCAACAGGACGAATGGTAATATTAGGTATACCCGCATTATTTAATTGTATATTTTGTATTTCATTTATCGGCATTGATATCACCTATTGACATTTCAAAGTCTTTGGGATCATTGCTATTAGGTTGTTTCCACTTAGGTTGTGGTGTTATATGTTGATGTGGTACCACCTGACCACCAGGAGCTGTTACTACTACGTCAGCACATATGGTATGGTAAGGAGATTTAGGATGAAAAAATATTCCACTCTTTTTTAATTCACCACAGTTTTTTAATCTTGCTAATTCAAAGTCTAATCTCTTATTAGCTACGTTTTGATTAGACAAATCTATCTGAGCCTGTGCTGCATCATGGCATTGTTTAGTTAACTTCTTATTCATAGGTATTGATAGGGTAGCAGACAATCCTATGTTAAATGATTGGTTTGCTTTCATATCAGTCCGAATAGGTTTTCTCCATAAAACTTGACCAGGATTATCAGGTCTACCGTCAGGTCCGTCTACATCAACTCTGATATCCATGTCAGCACCATCTTCAAACCATCTACTACCGTCATCTTTGGTTCGGGTATCATACCATGTTTCCCAAGGGTAGTTCTTAACCGTAATAGTTTGTGTGGTTGTCCGACCTGTAAAGTCAGTAGCATCATATTGTGGTTCGTAATATACGTCCTCCCAAGGATCCTTTCTTGAATCTGCAAATTGAATGTATGGTGTAACGTTAAGTGTACTACCTTGACACTGAACACCATTACCATAGGTATTAGTTATATACGGTCCCTGTAAAACTTGTATAGCTTGATTGGTCACTGAGCCACTGGAATTTGCTATTGGATTCGCTGTGGCAGATACACCTCCGACACTTTCTGCTAGTACTACTGTTGGAGATAAAATACTAGTTATGGTCGCTATTGCGTAAACGTACTTGTTGTATCTGTGACACTTTGGATAGTGGTGGTACGCTGTATTATTGTCTGGTTGGTCATCCCTGGGCCTTGATAGCTCTGAGTGAATTGGAATGCTTCGCCTGGTGTTGATATGGTGAAGTTGTTCGCTTGACTGAAGTCTAAACTGTCGAAGGAACTTGTTACAGTTCCTGATACGTTTACTCCACTTGCTGAAGTTGCTGATTGTGAAGGAGTCACTGTCACTGTGGAAGTGTTCACTGGTGGGTTGAGTGCTTCTCCATTGTTTGAAACCCCTACCCCTGTTACTGAGTATTCCCATCCTGTACGATAATCTATTGAAAATATGGTCTCCTGGACCGTGGATTCAGTTTCCGTGTGGCTCGTCATGGAACCCTGTTGGAAATTTGGTACGACTGGAACCGCAAGGGTTCTCAGTGGTATACCCATGAAACATATCACTAGTAGTACTATACGTTTCATAATATTATATAGTTGCTTTATCGGATTGTGATTTCTGTGACTAGTTGTCCAGTTGCTGAAGTTCCAGATCCACCTGCTGTTAGTGCCATTGCTCCAGAAGTTGCAATAGTACCAGCAAGACTTCCTGCAGTACCAGGTGCTGTAGAAACTATGTTACTGTAACCTAATACATCACCTACATCAGCAGCAGTAGTAACAATAGCATCACCAGTTGTTATGTTCTGAGTGAAACTATATGAATTTCCTTGGGTTGACTGTGCTACATCAGGAAGTGCAAAAGTTGCTACACCTGCAGTGCTTACAGCAGAGATACCACCTAAGTTACTAGCAGCACTACCACCAGACGGTGTAATAGTTGTGTCAACACCAGATCCACTAGTGCTGTAAGAGTTACCCGCCCTTGAAACTGAAGTATAGCCTGCATCAACCTGTAGTTGAACAGAGCTAGTCAGTCTATGAGTGAGGTCTGCTCTCGCTGCCATTGGACTCATCAAACCAATCATACCGAAAAAGATTAATGCTTTTTTCATTTTCTTCTAAGTAGATATAACTATCTGATCTATATAGGTGTCGAGAACCCCCTAGAAATGTTCGGAATGTACCGTTTGCTTATACCTGAGTCTATGGTTAAATAGTATTGTCGCCTTCGGGGACACAATTTACACTCGCTTACTTAAGGAGAACCATTATGGAAAAAATAGAAAGGTATCGCTCTACCGATTTACCAGATCTTTTAGATAAGATTTCAAGAAACAGTATTGGACTAGACAACTACTTCGATCAGTTTTTTAATATTCCTTCTTCCAACTATCCACCTTATAATTTAATTAACTTGAATAATCATGAGTCTAGACTAGAGATTGCTCTAGCAGGATTCAAAAAGGAAGAGGTAAAAGTCTACACAGAATATGGAAAACTAGTAGTAGAAGGAACTAAACCAGAAGAGAAACAAACCACTGAGTACTTCCACAGAGGACTAGCACGTAGAAACTTTAACAAATCTTGGACACTATCTGAAGACTGTGTAGTTGATGACGTTACATTTGAGAACGGATTACTTACAATAGAGCTAAAGAAAATTGTTCCAGAAAAACATGCACGTAAAGATTACATCTAAATAGGTGTATGGAATTACATCATGAAGAAAACTACTGGTGGGATCTGTTTAGTTGGAAAGAACTAGAACTCCTCATCAACTTAAGACCACTCATGTCTACCGACAGGGTGGTTCTTTTGCATTCAAAAAAAGGATATAAATGGAATTTAGATACTTGGTCTACACAAGATTCAGTTCCTGCTTCAGTTATTAAAGAAGTATTGGAGACTGGGTTTCTGTATATCAAAGAAGCATCTAGGTTTACCAGAAAGATTAATGAACTAGCAAAGGAAATAGAAAAAGAATATGGGTATCAAACTGATGCTCACATCTATGCAACTCTAAACCCAGACTTACCCCATCCTCTAGGTGCTCACATAGATGACAATGATAATGTTATAGTACAATGTGAAGGTGCAACTAACTGGAAGGTATGGGATAAGATGGATGTTATACCTGATAGTAGAAAGGATTGGGTAAATCTAGATTTGGATAAACCTCCTGTGCTAGATATAACGTTACTACCAGGTGATGCTGTGTGGATTCCAAAATACTATCCGCATCTTGCAACTTCTGAAGATGATAGACTATCAGTAAGTTTTCCTTCAAGGGGTGTTAAAGGTGTTACATTTCAAGACAGAGAATGGTTAACTTTAGACAAAATTTAGCAGTTGTATTGCTTCCTTTACTACTCACAAGTAGTTGTGCAAATGCAAGAACAAGATTGAGTGGTGCAGGTGCATCATTCCCATCTAAGATCTATACTCGTTGGTTCGCAGACGTAGCTAAGTCTGGTGGAGCAAGAGTAAACTATCAGGCAGTTGGATCTGGTAGTGGTAGAAAAGCATTTATTGATGAGACCGTAAACTTCGGTGCGTCTGATGATCCTATGAAACAAAAGGACATAGACAAAGTAACAAGAGGATTAGTTCAGA